GCACGGGCGGCGTTGTCAGCGCTGGTCTGGTTCTGCCCGCGCAGTGTGGTGGCGTTGTTACGGGCAGAGGTGCTCGCCTGGACGTCAGCGCCGTAGCGCGCTGAGTCAGCCGACAGGTCTTGGCCGCGCAGGGTCGCGGCGACCTGCTGGTCCTGAATACCGAACTGGTGTCGCTGCCGCGCAGACAGGCCGTCACCGCCAACCGTGGACTTCACGCTGGCGTTCCAGGCGTCCTTGTCAGCCGCCCACTGTTTGCCCAGGTGCTGGGGCAGAGCTTGTGCGGCATACCCAGCGGCCTCCTGGGCCAGGCGGGTTGCCTCCATCCGGTCGCCTGTCGCGGTGTCGCGCAGGGTCTGTGCATCGCGCTCGGCCTTGCGCTGCCCTGCCAGATCAGCCTCGTTCGGCCCCTGACGCAGCGCTAGGCGTTCCGGCTGCGGTGCCTGGGCAGGCTCGACTACGGGCGGGGTCCTGGGGGCTTCCGGCGGGGCTGCAGAGGGCTCCTTGCGGTCCTCCAGGCCCAGGGCAGCACGGCTAGCGTCCTCAACCGGGTTGCGTAGAGTGCGGTAAGCACCTCGGCCAAAGCCGCCGATGACGTCGTCTGCTAGGGCGACAGGGAGAGTGGCCAGTTGCTTGATCCCGTCGCCGATCATGGAGCCGTACCGGCCCTTGTCGAAGTGGTCCCGCAAGTCTTTGCCCGACTCCGACAGCACAGCGGAGGTTCCTGGGAACATGCCAGGCAACGGAGACTGGTATGCCCGCGTTGCCTCGGGCAGCTCTAGCCTTAGCGCGCTGGGAGCAGGAACTCCAGGTACGACCCTTCCAGGAACGCCACTCTGGCGTCCTCGGAGGCCATCAGAATCAGCGCCACTACTCCAGTCACCTGTAGCGCCGCCCGCACGCGCGGATCCAGCGCCAGCCACTGTTGTTTGATCTTGCCCATATGCTGTCCTCGTAGGGTTGAGCTTGGGATCATACGCTTCGCGCAGCGAGTTGGGTTGGCCCGCGGCAAACCGGCTCATGACCCCCACACCCCGCAGCGTGTCGTTTTTAGGTTCGTAGCTCATGTCTGTTCCTTATCTAGGTTAGATTATCGACGATTTAGCGGTCAGAAGCTTTCTTTCGTAGACGCAGCGCCGGACGTGTCGTTGCTGTACGAGTAAGAGATCGACATGCTGTCGTTGCCTGAGATACTCGCACTCGCGTTCATCATGCCGTAGGCGCTTGATGCCAGCTGCGCGTAGGTCTGCGCCCCCGCCTTGGCTGCGTCGAGCCGGGCGTTGTTGGTCTGCATGACAAGGTCGGTGTTGATCTTGGCCTGGGCCAGCGTCAGGTTGATGCCACCCTCGTACTGCTTGATGCTTGATTCCCACATCCGTGCGTTCACGTTGCCCTGTGCTTCAGCGGCAGCGGCACTGGCTTTGTATCCCTCCATCTGTGCCCCGGCAGAAATACCCAATGCCCGGATGCGCTCACCCTCCGCGCTCACCTGGGCCTTGTAGCCATCCCACTCAGCGGCCTTGGCCTGACTCAACGCGCTGAACCGGCTGATCTGCGCACGGGCCTCTTCCGCTTGCGCGCCGACCCGGGCGCTGTAGGCCTGCACTTGCGACTTGTAAATGTCAACGCCGGCCATTTCGGCCTGCACCTGCGCTTTGAAGGCTTCGACCTTGGCGGTCTCCGCGTTGACCTGGGCGACATAGGCCCTGATCTGCTCACCGGCAGCGCTGATCTTGGTCTGCTCCAGCTGCACCAGGGCGTTGGCGCCGCCCAGCTCGGCTTTGTAGATTTCGACGAACGCCATGTTGGCTTCGATCTGCGCCTTGTATTGCTGCACCAGCGTGTTGTTGACCTGGGCCTTGGTCTGCTCGGCGACGAGTTCGGCTTTGTAGACCTCAACCTTGGTCATCTCAGCGTCGATGATGGTCCTGTACGCCGTAGCGTACGTCTGATAGCCAGCCAGCAGGGCCTTGTACTGCTCGGTCGCCGCGTTGTAGATCTGAATCGCGTTTTCGGCGTAGGCCTTGGCGGTCTCGAAGGTCAGCTGCTCCATCTTGTATGAGTAGTCGACCAGCTTGCCCTCAAGCTCCATGCCCTGGCTGATGGTCTGTTTCAGGTTCTCCTGTTCCAGCTCTGCTTGCTTGATGGCCACGTCGCGCGACAGCGTCGACAACTTGTCATAGTAACCCTGCTGGGCCTCACGCAGCTGCGCTGCCAGCACACCAGCCGGTAGCTGGAAGCCGAAAGCCTCTGACGCGCGCATGATCTCGTCCTGGTTAGCCTGGGCGGTCGTGGTCTCCCGGCTGCGTGCGCGGTCCCAGATCGCCTGCTCGACGGCGGGGTCCAGCCCGGTGCCACCGGCCAGGCGCTCGGCCAGCTTGGCCTGCAGCCCGGAGAGCAGCGCCGAGGCGTACTCGGGACCACGGGCGTAGCTGTAGGGTGTGGGCGCCAGCATATCCAGCGTGGGGATCTCGTCGAACTTCGTCAGCCAGTCTTCGTGCATGTCCACGCCGCCGAAAGCGACTGTGTTGAGCGTCAGGAACGCCGGGGCGTCGGGGATTGTCAGTGCGCCAATTGTCGGCATCGTGGGCGTGATCACGCTTGGTACCGTTGGCGCAGTGCTGTAGCTGACGGTCGGCGCCGTGGGCAATGTGATCGTCGGTGTGACCACATCAAACGTGTCGATGTCGATGGTTGGTATCGTTTCGGAGAGCGCCGTCGGCAGGCCGCCCGGGGCCACGTAGCTGATCGTGTCAGGCGCTGCTGGCAGCGGAATCGTCGGGACGACCGGCGGTGCCGGACTCTGCCAGGCGATGCTGACCGACGGTGGCGCATAAATCGCCCCGTTCAGCGCGCTGGTGAACGATGTCAACATCCCCGTGGCGGCGTCGGCGTAACCCGCCGCCGCGTCAAAAACGCCGTCTACTTGTGCTGATGCTCCTGGCATATCAGGTTCTCCTTGAGTTGGATTGGGCTACTTCGACCTCGATGCGGTCAAGCTGGAAGTCGGCCCCGGCGACGTTGCTGAAACCGAAGGCCAGGTAGTTCTCGCGGATACCGCGCCCTGGCTGACAACGTGATTCACCCGACGCCCGGATTGGGAAGCTGTAGTTGTAGCTGACCGCGCTGCCAGCCACGGTCAGGGTGGCGATGCCGCTGCCCCGCACCGAGAAGAACACCATGCCGAGGAACTTCTTGAGCGAGGCCCCAAGCAACGTCTTGCCGGTAGTCACCGTGCTGACGACGGGCGCCAGCACGTCGAGGTCTCCGCCAAGCGCGTATAGCCCCGTCACAGAACCGGCGTGCGTCGGCGTGATGGACTGGAACCCGAAGTTGCTGTACTCGGAGACGGCCCCGGTCAGGGTGTTTAGGACGATGGTGTTCATGGCGGTCAGAAAAGTGGGGATTCGTCGAACGGGAGCGCTTCGTCGTAGTCGATGAACAGATCACCAACTGCGTAGGTGGGGAAGGCAGGGCGCGGCGGGGTCATTGCGGCGCGGGCCTTGTTGACATCCTCGATCCATGCGGTGATCTGTGGCTCGAGCGCGATAGTTCCAAACTTATTCCCCACCAGCAGACGCAGCATGGGCTCGGTGTAAATGACGGACATCCCGGTCCCAAGGATGAGCCCATAACCTGCGATCTGGGTGATGAACGTCTCGTTGCGCGGGTCCGCGTACATCTTGGGGAAGTCGTTGACGATCTGCGGGGTGTACGGGTACAGGTAATCCACACGGTAAGCTGGGTTGTACACGTCCGCATCAACAGTAAGCAAGTCTGTCAAAACAATGTCACCGGTCACGCCGAACTGGTCTATTTCGGTTGTGGTCACTCCGAATGCGGCCGAGTAAGCGGCGGTGCTGTAGCTGCTTTCGAGAATAACGTCGAAGGCTGTTGGCGCGGGTCCGGCTGTTCCGTACTCCATTGGCGTCACCCCGTCGGATGGGTGGACCGGGACTGAGTCGCAGTAGCTCGGGCCGTACGATAACCGGTACCGCCAGCCAGAACCAGTCCATTCGGTGAGCGGCAAACGCGGGCTGAACAGATTTCCGCTGGACAGCGTGAAGTCAGTCGCTCCAAGAGTTGCACTCCTGTTCGGCAGCGGGTTTCCTGGGTCCCAGTAGTCGATGTGTGGCGGGCTTATTGCCCCGGCTGGGGTCGAGCCATACGAGTCGTACTGTAGCGTTGCCACGAACTCATCAAGCATGCTCTCATAGACAACAACGTCCGGCTTTAAAGGGTCGCGGTTCTTGATGACCAGCGACACATTGCTTGTAGTCATGCCAGCGCTACCGCCACCGATATTGATCGACTTATCGTTCTTCGTCATCATGCCAAGAAGCTTGCGCGGGCTAGCGTCTGTGGCAAACAGCCTGTAGTCAGTGTCGTTGAAAGACGCAGAAGCATAAGTGTTTGGATTGTGCGCCAGTCCGGTATAGGCATCGGTCGCAGTGTAGTTGTAGGCGCCGTCAGGCCCGCTTGAGCTGACGGTGCTTGTGTGGGTGTAAGTGCTGGTGAACGGATATGTTGTCGTTGTCAGGGTCCACTCATAGGACACCGGCCAGATGTAGATGTCTGGGTCACTCGTTGTGTCTATTTCTGGTTCACCCGTCACTGTGTAGGTGGTCACTCTTACGTTTGTCTCAAGCCCGCCGCCATAGGTTTCGGTTATGGAAGCTGGCGGGGATTCGCCGGTCGTGTATGAAACCCCTGTTCCTGAACCCGTCGAGACTACAGTGTTCGCCACAGGCGCGTTGTACACCAGTTTCATCGTCCTGCTGGCACTAATGCTCTGCATGCCAGGAAGCCTCGTCCATTCCCCGGTCCAGCCATCTTGCGTGCCTGGGGCGAGCTTGTACGCCGTCTCCGTTTCTATGCATTCCCCCCCAATGTTGAACCAAGGGGTGCCCTCGAACGTGAACGCAGACAGGTCGCTGACAGTCCGCTTCAGCTGGATAGTCGAACTGCCTGCAGGGATCGTCGGATCAACCGGGACATAAACCTCCCTGAGCGTCATCGTTGCCGTGGCGTCCTGAGTCTGGTCGTTCTCAGGGATCGTGATCTCGAAATCCGAGACAACCTCTGTCTCGAACATCTTGCCAAGGCTCTTGATCGTGATGATCTTCTTTCCGTCGCGTTCCACCTTGTAGCCGAAGGGCGCTACATCGGCTGCGGCGTCCATGGACTGCTCAACCAACAGTTGACACCCCAGTTTGCTGTCGTGAACGCTTGTCCCGAGGGTCGGGTCCAGCATACCCAAGATTCTTCGCCCGAACAGTTTGAACGTCTGCTGCCCACCCGACACGGTGCGTGTCAGAAAGAACACCCACCCTTTTACTTTGGTCTGGTCATAGGCGGTGTTCTTTGGTGCGATGTCAACCGCCATAAACAACTTGATGGCGTCGTCCGTCACAGCACCGGGCGTGATGACCGACACGACATTGGGCACAGGGAGAACCCAGCCACCCATCGTGATGGCGCCCGCTGCGTACCACGGAATTGCCCCTTCTTCCCAGACCTCGCCATCGTCGTCATCCGGGTTGCATAAGACGCTTGGCACGCCAAGGTTCTGAATGGCATTGGCTGGCACCAGGCGAAACTTGATCTGCCCGTCCTCATAGGCTGTGTCAGTCAGCTTCTTCTTCCCGTCGATCGTTACCAGGACGTTGTAGTTCCCGTAGTTCCACGCTCCAGGGTACTTAGCAGCTGGGGGCGATCCGGCCTCGCCCTCCGCCACGGTGATCGGGATACGCTCTTCTTCGTCCCACCAGGGGGTGTAGCTTTCTTCGTTGTGCTCAGTGACTTTGAACAACGAGACGACGATACCTGGTGGCAGGCGGCGCGGCAGGGGCGGTCTGGTGCCAGTGTAGACCTTCACCGTGTCGACCCCATTGTTCGAGGTCATGCGGATCTTTGTGCCGTCGGCCAGGACCCGGTTCTGGACGTGGTAACCAGCGGGCGACAGGCGGTAGGCATCGCCGAATAGCTTGTAAGCATGCGCCACGCCGCCGAATTGCGCAGCGTTCATCGTTGGGCCGTAGACCGTCGTGCGCGGCGGTACGCGCCCGGTGATGGGCTCGCCGGCAAACGTAATGAAGTCCTTGTTGTTGAAGATGGTCACAGCGGCACCGCCAGATACTGAGGGATGCCGTCGATCTGCCGGAACGTGGCGGTCACTTCGGTCACCGCCGTGGTGTAGCGGCCCTCGGTCATCCGGATGATGTTGCCACCGCTGAAGCCCGCCACCAGCACGCGGTCGGCGATGCAGACCAAGGCTGCGCCCTCACCCACGCCGTCGCCCTGCTTGATGAGCTCGCCGCGCACCGCCACGCCGGAGCCCAGCACCGCACCGGCGGGGATGACCTGCCGGTAGGCGAGCTTGTCGAACTCGGTGCCGGACAGGAACGCCAGCTCTTCGGTGGTGCCCACGTACAGCCCGTCGTCCACTGGCTGGATGAGTGTGATGGCCGCGCTGAACTGCTTGAAGTCGCGCCGGAAGTCGAACACCTCCCAGCCGTTGGTTTTCGAGGCGTAGAGCACCGGGCCCACCGCCACCAGCACCCGGCCTCGCCAGAATGCGGTGACGGTACCGACAGGCGCGGGCTGCAGGTGCTCGGTGCGACAGGGCAGCACCAGCGCATCGTTTTTGCCGAGGTAGCTAAACGCTGCGCCTATGGTGTTGCCAGCCAGGAAACCAACGTCGCCGTTTTGGGCGGTCAGGTAGACGTTGATGCTGTAGCCATCCAGCACCGGCAGGCCGGTGAGCAGCACACCGCCGTCCGGGATGGCGACCGGGTTCGAGTAGGCCGGGCCACCTTCGAGCCCGTCAGACAGGCGAACGTACGTGATTTGGTACTGGTAGTCGCCGGGGAACAGGTCCCCCGCCACCGGTGTCAGTGCGCCGATGGTGGCGGGTACCGGCACACCCCAGCCCGTGGCAGTCAGGCCGTCGGTGATGCCGTTGATCAGGCCGTTGCTGAACGTGGTGCGGCCATCGGGCAGGTCGCAGTACCAGACCCGGCTTGAGCCCAGCGAGGGGTAGACTACGGTGCGCACGTTGGTGGAACTGATGGCTGTCAGATCGGCCACGGCAGTTGACAACATGAAGCCTTCGGCCTGATGCAGGTTGGTGTGGCACAGGACAGAAGCCTCGCTGTAGCCCGCGCGGCGGCTCAACTCGCCTGCCAGACCGATGTCGACGTTGGTCGCCGCCGCGAGGGGCGTGATGCCAGTACGCGGCGCAGGTACCAGCTGCTCGGTTGGCAACACGTTGTTGATACCGGAGAACTTGGCAAAGGTCAGCATGGTGTTCCCCAGAGCATCAGCGGTTTGCCGAATCGGCAGGCCGGAGCAGTATGAAGTGCGCGGTAGCGCAGATAGCAGGCCGGTGTGCCGAACTGCGTCGAGGTAGCGCCGGAGGCTGCGAACCCGTTCAGCCGCATGGCTGTCGGTCGTGCAAACCGGGCCGGGTTGTACAGACCGCGTGCCAGATAGGTGTCACTGCGCACAGCGGCCGGTGTGCCCCAGCGCGTGGCGCGGTATGTGCTGGCAGCAGTCTGGATACGGGCAGAGGTCGGTGTGCCGAGCAGGGTGAACTTGTTGCCCACGTGCCTGCCGGACAGCCGTGTAGTCCCAGAGCCGAACATGGCCAAGGGCTCGATGCCTGACGCCCGCTGACCGAGCGCATGGGTTGGTGTGCCGACGGATGAGAACAGTGAGCCAGTGACTGAGGTAGCCACAGGCGAGATGATCGTGGCAGCGCCGAAGGTGGTCATCACCGCACCGCTGGCCAACAGGCTCCGGTTGATGGTCGGTAGTGACGCCGGCACCCCGGCTATCGGTCGGCCCATGAAGTCGATCAGGAAGCCGGTGGCGGTGCAGGTCTGCAGCGATGGAGACGAAGCTGTGCCAAAGTTCGTGATGGCGCCGAGCGAGACGGCTGGGGATTGCTGGAGGCATACTGGCGTACCAGCGAGCCAGGTCGGCATGAGACCTGTGGCGTCAGCGAATGAGACGACGCGCGGCGCCCCGATCACCGTAACGACACCCATCGACGTTGCTGTCCCGTCGCTCGGGACCGGGGGCGGGCCGGAAACCCATGTTGCCGCCGCCGCCCCTGCAGCGGGGTACACATAAGCAGTGCTCCCCTCCCACGTTGCGGTTGCGGCCCCCGGGAGTGGGTAGACGTAGCTCATCCTGGCTTCGCCCGAATTACAAGGTCATTGAGCTGATCGCCATCAGCGTCGTCGATGAATATGACAGAGGCGTCCGTCGGGGCGAGGAAAGGCCCCAGGCTGTAGGAGCCGTTAGCAGCAGATGTCGTGGCCCCGAGGATCACGCCATTCTCCCTGGCGTAGGCCCGCACTTTTCTGGCTGCTGCCACGCCCGCCGCATCTGTTACCGGTGCGCCACTCGTGGTGGCTATCCGGAGGTCGATGAGGTTCGGGGCAAATGTGGCCGAGTTTAAGTTGCCGCGTGTCGTAATCGACGCATCCAACGTGACCCTCGTAGCGCTGGCCGCGACAGTGTAGGCATTGAGGTTAACCCCGGTGCTGTTCCAGCTGGACACAGCAACGAGCGCTGCATTGTCTGGTGAGAACGCAAGGTCTGTCACCACCTGTGCCGGATTCGCGCTCAGCGTCTTCCTAGCCCAGGTGGTGGTGTCGTAAATCAGCAGGTATGGCGTGCCGGACACCCCGACCGCCAACATGGTGCCGTCCGGGCTGTAGGCGATGCACTTCCCATTGCTGGCTGGTAGGGAGGCAGCAGGCAGCGCCGACCTCGCCCAGGTCGTTGTGTCGTACATCGTGACGAACGGGGTGGAGTCATGGGCGAACACTAGCTTTGTTCCGTCTGGGCTGAACGCGACTCCGAACCCGTAGTCAGTGGTCGGATACCCTCCGGCAAGGCTAACCTGGCTCCAGTCGTTCGTGTTGTAGACAGTGAGGTTGTTCCCGCCGAAGTGCGCCACGGCAGCCAGTGTTCCGCTAGGGTTGAACGCCACCGAGTAGACCGTCCCGGACACAGACATTCCAGTGACTCTGGCCCAGGTCGTCGTGTTGTACACAAACATGTAAGGCGAGTTGTCACACCCGACGACAAACCTGCTACTGTCTGGGCTGAACCCACCTTTGTAGCACCCACTGGGGATGACGCCGCCGCCCAACGTGACCCGCTCGTTTGTCAGCAAGTTAAAGACAGTAAGGCCGCCATACCCGGCGACGTAGTAGTGGCTGCAGGCCAGCCACTTCCCGTCTGGGCTGACCACACACCCGGTCCCCGCGCCGGGGAGGTTAGACAGCCCCGCAGAGGTTAGCCCACCGACGAGACCGGCGTCTGCATACTCGATCCACTCGGGGACCTGAAATGCAAAGCACCGTTGAGCGACGTTTGTAGCGTCTCCGGCGACGATCAGCGTGCTTGACATAACCAGCCTTTACAGACTGAAGATCTTGTACGTTCCCGCGTCCCACTGCACCGTGATGTCGCCGCCGTTCGTTGCCAGTGGGAAGCCGGTGATGGTGTCGATGTAGGCAATCAACGGCGAGGTGCCAGCGACGCCCGTGTCTTTGTAGATCACGACGCCTTCGCAGGTGCTGCCAGCGGTCACTGCCGTAAAGGTCACGTCAGCGGCATCAAAGACACCGGCCGTGACGGTCGGTGATGTCAAAGTCTGCGGCGTTCCGATCACGTAGGTGCTGATCGACGTATAGAACTCGTCGGTGGTCAGGTTCTGCGGATACGTGTTGAGGACCAGCGCGACTTTGAGCGTGTCACTGGGGAAGTTGATCTGGGCAGAGAGCATCTTCTCTTTGCCTTTGGTGTACAGGGCGTTGGCCATGGGAGACTCCTTAGAGGTTGCGACACATTCTAACTTAGATGTTAGATTAAA